CATGAATGCAACCGGTGAACATGACACTCGTAATTATTACGATTCTATTGCCACCAAGCAGGAATGGGACCTCAAGCCAATCTTGATGAAGTTCCTCGCCGTGATCTGTCAGTCTACATTTGGGCGTCAAATCCCTGAGCTAAATGTGGTGTTCAATCCACTCTGGCAATTGGATGCTAAAGTTCGTTCAGAGGTCGAAAAAGCCAATGCCGAGCGTGACGAGAAGTATTTGAACATGGCAATCATTACTGAGCCTCAGATCGCACGTCAGCTTCAAATAGACGGCGTTTACTCTGTGATTGATGAGAAGCACATCAAAGAGCTAGAAACCATGGTGAAGCCAAATGACGACAATAATACAGATCCTTAAGCCTCAGCTTCAGCAGATCAAGAAACGCAAGAAAGGACGCAAGGCTAAGCCTAAGGCAGTCAAAGTCAATCGCCGTGTTGAGCTGTTCTATACACGTCAGCTTTTGGAAGTGTCTAAGTTTTGCCAAGAACAAACCAAAGATTTTGTTTTGCCTACCGTAGGGCAGAACATTGGTGATGGTTGGGTCACTGATCTATTCGCGGCGTTACGTGAAAAGATGATCAAGTACACGATCGAAGTTTCACGTCCTTTGGCTGCTAAGGTGGTCATGGATACCAGTAAGGAAGTAGATAAACAGATTGCTAGTCATACCAAGTCAATTCTTGGTGTGGATCTAACGCCGTTTTATCGTGGTGCTGATATTCAGGATGAGATTGACAACCAAGTAGCTGCGAACGTGGCTTTGATCAAGTCTATTCCAAGTCAGTACACCGATAAGCTTGAAGCCTTGGTGATGAATGCTTTGCAAACAGGGCAGACTAACGAGGAATTGGCTCAGGAAATTAAAAAGCTTGGTCATAGTACGGACTTTCGTGCACGGCTGATTGCTCGCGACCAGATGGGTAAGATTAATGGTGGGATTAACAAAAAGCGTCAGACTTCAATGGGTGTGGAAACATACGATTGGTTAGATTCACACGATGATCGTGTGCGCCCACTATGTGCCAGTCACAATGGTAAAACCTTTCGATGGGATACGCCGCCTAAGGGTGGACATCCTGGTCAAAAGATTGGGTGTCGGTGTACAGCAGTGCCGAATTATGAGGATATTTTGATATAGTTGATTATTACCACAACCACATAAGATAAAAATTGAAACCAGATTATATTTCTTGCTTAACACAAGCATGCGAACGTAGCAGAGAGCTTAACCTTATTCCTGAAGATTTTATTTTAAACTTGAACAGAATGGAGCTAGGAGAAGACTTTGATGACTATCTCTTCAAGTTACATATCCATTTAAAACAAAATGAAGGGGTGCTTGGTAATTGCTTTAAAGTTTCGCACTGGTTAAGGGATTTAGTTAATGATTTTTTTAAAGAGGATTGCGCCTTAATCACCATAGGACATGTAATTGATGATGGTCAGCCTGTGTTTCATCAATCAATGGATCAAAGATTACGTCAGTTGGAGTTAGGGCAAGTTAAATTTCCTATAAATCTTCATTGTTGGATAACTTTACCAGGTGGAATTATTCTTGATCCAACATTTTTCACTACAAAATATGAAAGTTGGAGAGGGAGAATTCTATTTGGTTATTATAAGGATATGCCAGAGAGCGTTTTCTTTTATCCAGAGTTCATTGGTTCAGAGTATTTGATAAGAACTGGTATACCAATAGATATGTAAGTATTAATTCCACCAACCCACTTAGGTGGATTTTTTATTACCTATATACCCAAGAGCCGATAAGGCTCTTTTTTATTGAGCTAAATTTATGAAACACATTTACCAACTCAAAATTGGTGACTTTGCACCAAGCGAAAGTACACGCTCATTTACTCAAGAAGGTTATCTCAAGTGCGTCAATGTGCGCTTGGCCAAAGCACCTCAAGTACGTCAGTACTACGCTTATGAATTTCCGAATTTGGAAGGCTATTCAGCAGATCAGGTTATCAATGTCTATGTGGCAGCCGAGGATCTATTCAAACCGGAAGTAATCAAGAGCTTTGATGGCGTAGACGCTACGGACTATCACCCACCTAAAAATGAAATCAATGCTTCCAACTGGAAGGACTACCACATTGGCGATTGTGAGAATGTACGCCAAGAGGGTGAATTCATGCTGGGTGATCTGATCATCAAAGATCAGAACAGTATCAATGCCATTCAAAACAATGAGCGTGTCGAGATCTCATTGGGCTATGGCGCAGATCTTGTGCTTGAACAAGGTACGGCACCAGACGGTACGCCGTATCAAGCCCGGTTTATTAATTTTAAAGGCAATCACGTGGCGCTGGTGAAATACGGTCGCTGTGGCGGTGATTGTCGCGTCGGTGACCAAAACCCAAACCCAACAGAGGGAAAAACAATGGAAGTAGTTGTAAATGGTATTCGCTTTGACATTGGCGATAACAAGCCTTTAGCGGATGCCTTAAAAATCCAGCAAGACCAGATTGAAAACTTGAAAGCGGCAAAACTGAAAGTCGGTGACAAGCAATTTGCGATTGGTGATGAATTACCAGCGGTTCAAGCATTGGTGGACACCTTACAGACTGAAAATGCACAGTTGAAGCAGAAAGTCGGTGATCTTGAACAAAACCAAATGACACCTGAAAAACTGGATCAGGTCGTTGCAGAACGTGCCTCTGTCATTGCGGACGCCGTTGCATTGGTACCAGGTATCAAAACTGAAGGCTGTTCATGTGAACAAATCAAACGTGACGTGATTGCTGCCAAGGCTGGTGACACGTTGGTGACCGCTGTACTCGGTGGTGTCGCCGTCGGTGATGCTAAGCCTGATCAAGTCGACACGGTATTCCGCGCACTGTCAGCAGTGAAATCGACCACACCAGGCAATGCAGTCGGTGATGCTTTGCATAAACAGCAACAACAGCAAAACAACAATCAAGACCCGAATGAAAATAAGGGTTACGACAAGTCTGCTGCATACAAAACAATTTAAGGGGAACTTGAATCATGGTTCAGCAATTAAATGCGGTGGTCGGTCAGCGTGGCCGTTTAACCACTAAAGAAGTTGTACTGTCACTGCCGCTGTCAGGCCTGGTAAATGTGAATGACGGTGATGTGGCTGTCCGCACGACTGACGGTAAATCTGTAAAGTCTGTGACTGGTGCTACACCTACGCGCTTCGGTGTTGTGGTACGCCACGGCGTTGGCAAGACTGGCAAAGATGCTTCAGGCAAAGAAGTCTATAAAGCCGGTGATATGTTGCCAATCATGTTTGAAGGTGCGATTTGGGTCAAACCGACTGCACCGATCACAGACATTACCGCAGCAGTTTATGTGAAAACTGCAAACGGTACGACTGCAGCGCCGTTGGGTTCATTGTCGAGCTCAGCAACTGACGGAACAGTATTACCAGGTGCAGCATGGGAAACCGTGACTGGTGCCGATGGTTTAGCCCTTCTTAATCTTCGTGGAGCTTAATTAAACATGAGCAAATTAGCAAAAATGAAAGCGCGTTTAACGCCGATTTCACATGCCATTCAGGCACAGGTTGGCGATGCGTTCAACATGGATGCATTGGCACAGCTCTTCGTTAAGATCGAAGAACAAAACGAAATTACACCACAGCTGGCGCAGGTCCTTGACTATGCCAAGTTCATCCCAGTGACCAACGTCAATGCGGTTTATGGTGGTGGTGAAATCCTCTCTCGTAAAAAAGGCGTAGGTATTGGTGAAGACTATGCTGGTACCGGTGATGATATTCCACTTGCAGAAGTTGAATACGATACTGTGAGCCTACCAGTGAAAGTGGGTGTGATTGGTTACCAATATTCAGTGGTTGAATTGGCGACTGCTCAAGCGATGAACCTCACGCTTGAAGCGGATAAAGTTCAGGCTGCAAACTTGGCGGCTGAAAAGCACATGTCAAATGTCGCTTGGTACGGTTACACCAAAGCCAATGCCAGTGGACAGCTTGAACAGGTAAATGGCTTCTTGAACCAAACAGGCGTGACCATCGTGACAGGTCAGCATGACTGGGCTACGGCGACCATTGAAGAAGTTTTATCTGACTTCAATAACTCATTGGCAAGCTCGGCAGACCTGTTTGATGGTGATGCGTCAATCGAACCTGATACCTACTTAATGGCATCAGCGCAGTACACACACCTTTCAACACGTGTGGTGCCCGACTCAGGCGGTAAAACATTCCTGAAGTACATTGAAGAAAACAACATCTTCACCACTCAGGGTAAGCCATTAACGATTCGTGGTTCTGGTCGTGGTAATGGTAAAGGTACCGCAAGTGCTGACCGTTCGATCATTTATCGCCGTGATCCATCATGTATCCAGTTCAAAGGTAACAGCGTTGAATTCTTGACGGCGCAACCGAAAGGCTTGGATGTGCTTGTGCCTGGTCACTACAAATACCAAGGCGTTTGGCTGAAGCGTGTAGATTCGCTTCGTTACCTTGACCATGCATAAGGATTAAAACCACATGGCTAAATATTCATACACATACAGCGGCTCGAATGCCGCTTTTGTTTTTGCTGGCCTTGCAACTTTGCCTAAAGGCATTGCCGTAGCGATTGAAGCCAATCAGCACAAAGCTTTGCAAAAGAATAAATTTGCCAAGCATCTGATTGATGCTGGTGAACTTACAATTGAAGAAATTGCAGAGGTTGGTGATTCAAAACCTGCTTCAGGCCGTGGCAAAGGTGCTCAATCGGGTAAGCCTGATGATGGTAAAGGCAAGGGTGATGAATCCAAAGGGACTGAGCTGACGATCGATGATGTGCGTAAAGCGCTGACTGATCTTGAAATCACCTTTACTGAAGATGAAACCCTTGAGCAACTGCAAGCCAAGCTTACTCAAGCCACTGAATAAGGTGAACTATGGACCCACAAGCTTTTAAGTTGAAGTTCAAGTACGACACGGCGCTGATGAATCTACCTGATGCAGAAATTGCAGATGCGTTAGAGGAAGCGGATCTCGTTGTGACGGCGCTTGAATTTGGTGATCTGAAAGAACGTGCTGTGGGTCTATATGCAGCACATATTCTCAAGGTTGCACTCAAATCCAAGTCAGGTAATAGCTTTTCAGATGCTTCGAGTATGACGATTGCAGGGCAGAGCGTGAGCTTTTCACGTTCAGGCGCTGATGCGTTTTACAACCAAAGCATTTATGGCCAGCGTTACCTGGCACTAAAAAATTCAATTCCAATTGGCAATGATGGTACCAATCCCAATCGTTTGGGTGTAGGTGCTTTCGTTGTGTAGGAGCAAGGTATGTCATTTAAGTATCAAGCGCCTGATGATTTTAAAGCGACCTCGCTTGAGATTGCAGGCACCACATACAAGGTTGAAAAGGGTGTGATTGAGTCGGATACCGATATCGCACACATTTTGGCACCACACGGTTTTAAACGTGCGGTCGCTGAAGCCAAAGCAGAACCCAAAAAGGAAACTGCTGTCGCAAAGTAGGTGATGTATGAGTGATTACCGTGTTGATGCCGATGTTGACTTTAATGAAGCCAATGAACGCGTCCGAGCTGAAATACGGCGCACGGTCAATGCGCTCACACTTAAACTTCAGCGCACAATTCAGGAAGACATGCTGACAGGTCAGCGTTTGAATGTGCAGTCTGGACGTTTAAGAGGATCCGTTTCATCCAAGGTGGAAGAGGATAAGGACTGGATCGAGGGTACAGTCGGTGCAGGTGGTGCTTTGGTACCGTATGCCTTTGCTCATGAATTTGGGCTTAAAGGTGCTTTGGCTATTAAGGCGCATCTTCGGATGATCAAGAAAGTCTTTGGCCAGCCGATCACACCGCGTCAAATCATGATCAAAGCCCATTCACGTAAAGTGGATATGAAAGAGCGCCGTTTCATGCGTGACTCATTGGATGAAGTGGCGAAGATCGTACCTAAAAACATTGATGCTGCAATTCAAAGGGGTTTAAGCAGTGAATAGTGAAACCATTTACCAAGCATTGTTTAACCGTCTTTCAGGCATCGATGGCTTTGTGACGACATCACGAAGACTTAAACATTTCAACAATGTGGCACCCGATGCGCGTCCAGCTTTGTTTATCACTCAAGGCAATCAAACTGAAGTACCTGTGAAAGGCTTGGATGCCAAAGTTGAACTTGAAGCGGAAGTGTATATCTACATTCATGAAAATGATCCAGCTATACCGCCGTCGGTACAGTTGAATCAGATGATTGATCGAGTTCGTACCAAGCTTGCGCCTGATCATCCTGATATGTGCGAATACCAAACCTTAGGTGGCTTGGTCAAGCATTGTTGGATCGAGGGCACGATTGAGGTCTTTGAAGCCGTTGAAGGTATGCTGGATGATCAAGGTATTGCCATCATTCCGATACGGATCCTCACCACAACCTAAGCAAAACAACATTCATGACCGCCACTACGGCGGTTTTCTCATTTTTAAGAGGTCGATATGGCTCAATATTTATTTGGTGCAGGCAAAATCTTTGCTACACCATTACAGGATGTGCATGGTAATCCCATCACCAATGGCACACCGGTTGAAGTCGGCGTACTGCAATCTACATCAGTGGATATCAGCTATGACTTAAAAGAACTCTATGGCCGTGGTCAGTTCGCCGTGGATGCCGCACGCGGTAAAGGTTCGATTAAGTGTAAAGCGACCATGGGTCGTATCAACGGGGCATTGCTTAATTCCATTTTCTTTGGTGGTGTAGTCACCGAAGGTGGTATTACTGCGGTCGCTCAAACCATCAATGGTGAAGTCGTTGCAGCGTCAGTAACGCCAGTGGTCCCAAATACCGGTACATTCGTAAAAGATTTGGGTGTGACAGACAGTAAAGCAATTCCGTTAAAGCGTGTTGTCAGTGCACCGGCTACAGGTCAGTACAGCGTAGATGAAGCAACAGGTGTTTATACCTTTGCAGCAGCTGATGTCGGTAAAACAGTATTTATCAGCTTCAAATACTCAGCAACTGTGGCAGGTGCTAAGTCAGGCATCGTAAGCAACTTGGATATGGGCTATACGCCTGAATTCAGTGTTGATCTGATGCGTGACTACAATGGTAAATTCCTGAATATGGAATTCTTCCGCTGTGTCAGCAACAAATTGGCATTCAGCTCAAAACAGGATGATTACGATCTACCTGAATTTGAATTCCAGCCAATGGCTGACGACTTAAACCGCGTCTTTAAATGGACAACTTCGGAGTAACATCACATGCAATTTAACCAGGTCGATCACCCACGTGGTAACCCAATTAAAATTAATGGACAAGTTTGGATTTTTGCGCCGTTGTCCTTGGGTGCAGCTGAACAATTGATGCCAAAGCTGAAAAGCTTCGATCCAAGCGATTTTGCTTTGGTGGCAGATGTTGCTTTTAAGTCCTTAAAGCGCAATTACCCTGACATTACACGTGAATTTGTTGCTGAAGAACTGCTTGATATTGGCCACGTGAACGCCGTATTTGAAACGGTCATGGGGGCTTCTGGTCTGGTTTATACAGGTGATGAACCTCAAGAAGGTGAATCGGGGGAATAGACTGGGAGGAGCTGTACACGCATTTGGTGCTGACTTTGGGCAAGGATTACGACTACGTGCGTAATGAATTGGATTTTCCAAGGGTCAAAGCATTGAATGCGTACCATAAGCAGTGTCCTCCCAGCCATGTCGGTATTCAGCGATTATGCCGAATCCTTGAAGCGTTTATGGGGATTGAAGACAGTAGCGGTTCAGATGATTTGCAAAGCGATGATGAAGATGATTTGTTTGCGGATCTGCAGAACTTTCCTCAGGGTGGCTAAGGTTGCCTTGAGTCATTTTTCCGCCTTCACGGCGGTTTTTTTATGCCTGTGAGATAGGAATTATGAGCAACAATCGAGTGGAAGTGCACGTTGGTGCGAAGACTTCCGAACTTAAAAAAGGCATGGATGGTGCTGAAAAAATCGTTAGCGACAGCGCCAAACGGATTGAGGATACGGGTAATAAGGTTAAATTTAAGCTGGACTTTTCAGGTATTAAAACCGGATTAGATGATGTAACCAAGAATATAAGTAATAAATTTGAAGATATAGGCAAATCGATTTCTGGCAACTTAACCAAAAGTTTTGCAGCAATAGGGATTGGCATTGCTGCTTCTGTTGGAACGGCAGTAGTTGGATTGGCATCATTAACATCAGAAGTAGGGCGAGCATCTAAAGAGCTAGAAATTCAGGCACGTCTAGCCAATACAACCACCCAAGAATTTCAAGAGTGGGCATTTGCCTCCAAATCAGTCATGGTCGAGCAAGACAAGCTATCTGACATCATGAAAGATGTGAACGATAAGTTTGGTGATTTTATGCAAACTGGTGGCGGAGAAATGGCTGATTTCTTCGAAAAAATTGCACCAAAAGTAGGGGTGACTGCCAAAGAGTTTCAAGGTCTTACAGGTCCTCAAATCCTCGAAAAGTATTATCAAACTTTAGAGAAAGCCAACGTATCCCAAGCTGAAACGACTTTCTACATGGAGTCAATCGCTAATGATGCAACGCTATTGGCTCCATTGCTTGAGAATAATGCAGAAAAGTTAAAGCAATATTCAAATCAAGCGCATGAGCTTGGATTGATTATGGATCAGGATGCGATTGCAAAGACCAAAGAGTTCAATAATGCCTTAGGCATAATTCAACAGACTATTGATGGCGTATTCACAAGACTGGCTGCTCAAGCAGCACCAGCACTAACAAACCTGGCAAATGATTTCCTTGGTTTTGCATCAAGATCCAGAGAGGGTATCGATAGTGCAGTCACTGCGATAATCACAACTTTTGAAAGCCTTCTCGATATTGTACAAAGCCTATTTGGTACGATCAGTGGGATTTGGAGTGATTTAACAGCTGATATTGGTGATGGATCGATTCAGCAAGTAGGGTTTATGGATCTAGTTGCTGGTGCGATGAATGGATTCGCAGCCGTAGCAGTTGGTTTGAAAGTTAGTATTGAAATAGCTTTTGCTGCTATTCGTGCAGTCGTAGCAACAGTGTGCCAAGCAATCAACATTTCAGTGAATACTGTAATGAATGTATTTGGAGGGTTCCGAGATACGATTCAATACGGTCTTGATGTTTTGTCTATCAAGTTCCAGACCTTTGGCAATGTTGTTAGCAATGTTTTGAACTTTAACTTCTCAGCTGCCAAAGCATCTTGGGAAAGTGGTCTATCACAATTAGGTTCAATTACTGATCGCTATACAGGTCAGATGCAGTCACGTCTAAACAATCTAAAAACAAGTTGGAATACTGGTGTAAGTAACACAGCTAATGCTTGGGGTACAGCAGGTTCAGCTATTGTTAATTCTGCAACAACAGGTGGGCAAAGACTTCAAAATCTGTTCTTAAAAAATCCTACTGTAGTTGGTTCTGCACCACCGCCTACACCATCACCGACATTTAACCCAGGTAAAGGTATTGGCACAGGGGTCAAAGACTCTAAAGGAAGTTCGGCAAAAGCTAAATCTGATGCTGATGCAAAAGCAAGAGAGAGGGCTGCTGAGCAAGCTGCTAAAGCACTTGCTGATATTCGATACAAGTTTGCGACAGAGGAAGAAAAGATTGCTCTGGATCTTAAGAAAGCTTTGTCTGATATCGAGAAATCAAAAGTCACAGATGCTGAGAAAGTAAAATTTAGAATCGTCGCTGAAAAAGAGGCAAGCGATAAAACAATTGCTTTGCGTGTTAAGGAATTTGAGGACATTAAAAAACTCAAAGAGCAACTCATTGAAAATGATCTACTCATTGCTCAGCGTTCCTATGAAATAGATAAAGCTAATATCCAAGCTGAATTCGATGCTAAGAAAATTTCAAATGTTCAAAAAGCACGGCTTGAAAAAGAGCTAGAAGACAAATTGCGTGAAATTAAACGCAGAGGGCTTGAGGATCGACTTGCACTTGAAAACCAAATGTCTGGTATCTCAGGGAAACAAGGCAATCAGAATCAGATTATGAACAATATTTCTGATTTGGATACTGATCAAAAGGTTTCCGATACCAAGCAAGTAGGAGTTCTTTCAGATGCTCAAATGAAAGATTTTGAGGATAAGTTTGGTGGTTTAACGTCACGTATGTCAGGGCTTTGGGACAAAGGCATTCAAGCCATGATGAATGGTACTCTGACGTGGAAAAATGCCATGAATGCCATTTTCACCGAATTGGCTGGGGCATTCATCCAAAGCATGATTACGGCACCAATGAAAAAGTACGCTGCGAGCCTTGCAACTCGACTGGCTGTAAAGCTTGGATTCATCAAAACTGAAACCGCTGCTGAGGTCACAGGTCAAGCTGCACAAACTGGCGCTGTGGTCGCAGGTGAAACCACCAAGACTATGGCAACCAGTACAGGTGCTTTGGCACGTTTGGCCATCAAAGCAGGTGAAGCAATCAAGTCCATCATGATGTATGCCTGGGAAGCGATGGCAGGTGCATTTAAAGCCATGGTATCCATTCCTTACATTGGTCCTGTGCTCGCCGTGGCGGCAGGTGCTTCTGCATTGGCATTGGTCGGTGGTCTTGCTGGGAAAATCAAATCTGCTCGAGGTGGTTATGACATCCCTGCAGGTGTGAATCCGGTGACTCAACTCCACGAAGAGGAAATGGTCTTGCCTAAACAGCATGCCAACACAATCCGTGCATTGGGTAAAAACTTAACCCCCGATGGAGGTATAGCTGGTGGCGGTGGAAGTTCAGCACAAACCTTTAATAATTTCACGATTCAGGCTTGGGATTCGAAAGATGTACGTCGATTCCTTGAAAAGCACGGTCGTGAATTGGCAGGTGGCTTGAAAGGCTATAACCGTAATTTTGGTCGATAAGGGAGAAAGTCGTGTCTGATGTATTGTTTCCTGAATTGCCAGGACTGGAATGGGATCTCAGCAAGAAACCCATTTTCAATACAAAGATTATGGAATCAGTGAACGGTCGGGAACTTCGAGCAAGTTACCAGGCCGTTCCCAAGTATGAAATATCTTTGTCATTTGCCTTTTTACGTGAATCGAAAGGACGTAATGAACTACAACAACTCGAAAGTTTTTTTCATGAGCGCCGTGGTGCATTCGATTCATTTCTTTTTAAGATGCCTGACGATAGTGATTACGCATGTACTTTTGCCGGTGATGGCACTATGACGAGCTTTCAGCTGTATAAGCAAATGCACACATCCCAGATACCATTAGCACATACACAAGAATTTGAGTCAGAAGATCCACTGATGTGGGCAAATGATTTAGATCAGCTAATGTGGACTGATTTGAATGAGCGCATGTGGGAAACCCAATACAGCATCAGTAAAAATGGATTTATAACCTTGCCAGTGCCATTGGCAGAAGGCGATACGCTGACGGTATCAGGCACATTCTATTATCGTTGTCGATTTGCTGACGACGAACAGCAATACACCAACTTTATGAACAAGTTATGGAAAGCCAGTAAGGTTGAGATGATTGGATCTTTGGGGAATAAAGTATGAGAACAGCATCTTCACAGCTCATTGCCATGTTAAATGAAGATCAGTTTATCATGGCTGATCTATACACAATCACAACGGTGCAGGGTGATGTGTATCGGCACACCAGCTATGATTTTGATTTAAACGTTGGTGGCCATAATTACAGTTGTAAAGGTCCTATCATTTCACGTGAAGGTATCAGTCTATCGCTTGGCGTTGAGGTTGATAATCTCAATGGGCTTTGTTGCACAAACCTATCTGTAAAGGGTTTTTCAGCGATATAATTTTCAAATGAAGAAGCCTACACACAAAATCTACCGCACAACCAATTGGCCCGC